TTTTAAATCAAAGTTACCCTCAAAATCTGATGGACAAACAATAAGGCCATAGCTATTTTCTTGCATGAGCCTATGCGGATAAACCCATCCACATACATCACACATAGCTAGTGCATTTTTATTACTTGCCATTTTTATTATTCCAAAGCTCAAACAAAGTTTTTACTTTTTCTTTTATAATTTCTATATCACCGTGCATTTTAGCCAATACAATAATCAAAGTAATTATTCCTAAAAATACAGGCCATGATTTTATAATAGCTTCTGCTATAGCCATTATAAATAACGAAGTCTAGGACGAATAAACAAACTTGCTCGTTCACGATCTTCTTCCATTGCTCTAGCAAGTGTTTCTTCGTAATTAGTTTTTAACATGCCGATACGTTCAGAAGGTACTCCTGCTCGTTTCATTGACATGTAGTAAGATAACCCTGCCGTAAGACAAGGGAAAAATCTTTTAGGTAGATCAGCGTTTTGTTCTGCGGATTTATTAATATCCTGTAGTTCGCTGATTACTTCTATCTTTAAAATGTCTGTGGAATTATCTGGAAGAGGCCAAACGGACATTACAGGATTATCTCTACTTCTACGAATAGAATACTGAGAAGGTCGTCCTGTCTGTGTTTTATTAGGTATCAATAAATACTCTTCTGATGTAATACGTGTCAACTGTAAATCAGTACTGTCTCTATTTAAAACTACTTCAAGTGCATCAATAGTATTAGAAGATAGATTATATACTCCAGTAGAAGCTGCTACCGTTACAGAAGAAACACTCGTACTCCATAACAGTATACCACGGTTTTGCCAGTCCTTCAACATAATATTAATAGAACGACGAGCAGAAGCAGGTTCATGACCGAGAGTGCTTTCGCCTCCAATCATTTCCATTGCTTCCTGAATAACCTCGTCAATATCGAGATTAAAATTATATGTACCTGATACAGCCATTATGTTTTCCTATATCTCTTAACCTTACGCGCAATACGTTTAGGTTGTTTGGAGTATTGCTTCCCCGCAGCAGTCGCTTTTCTCTTTGCTTTCGTGGTCGCAGCATACTCTTTTGACGACAGGGCTTTGATTGCTTTCTCTGGAAGATATCTCTCCCCTGTCTTGCTGCTTGGTTTCCCTGACTTTGTTTTCCATTTTTGCTTAGTCCACTTTGATAATTTATTAGTAGTTTTTTTCTTACCTTTATAACTTCCACCAGATTCTTTATAATACTTAACAGCAAGCTGCATAGCTCTGGCAGAATGCTTACCACCCATTTTAGCTTTAGCTCTGGCCTTTGCCCTAGCCCACTTAGCAGGGTTACGCTTGGTAGCTGTACCGGCTTTCTTTTTTACTGCCATTGTGTGTTTTATTTCTTATGTATAGTTTGAACTTCAAAGCTTGCTTTTTTTGATGCACCCTTATGTGGAGCATAACCAGTACGAGGATTTTTCATAAGTTTAAATCCTTTACCAGCTTTCATCCAGTGAAAACCTTTAGGTGCGTCTACTGCTTTTTTCATATCAACCTCTTCTTTTTATGCCACGTACAAGCTTCTGAGACTTAGGAGGACTTTTCTTAGAACCGCTAGGTCCAGCCCAGAAAAGTTTATTTGCCCAGTAAGCTGCACTTGTTTTACCTTTGGCAATATTCTTACCATGTCTTGCTTTAAAAGATTTACGAGCTTCAGGAGAATAGTTATGTCCCATCTTCTGATCGCCAAACCTAATAATTTTAATACCACCATTATTACTTACAGCAACAATGCCTTTTTTAGTAGGATGGTCTGGTGTACGCTTTGGTTTGTTCAGACCGCTTAATCTATAGCGTTTAAGTTTTTTCTTATCAGAGTCCGATAAAGCCATTATTTTTTCCTGCCGTTAGTATTCTTATATTTTTCTACCATATAGTTACAAAACTCAATCCAGTACTCGTCCCAATTTTTATAATTTTTTTCTATAGGACGTTCTATATCCCAATTTATTCCTACTTCTTCAGGAAGGTTATTAAAATTAGTTTCCGCGAGTTTCGACACCAAAGCCTCTTTTTGCTGCACGTTTACGAACAGATGACTTTCTAGTCTTCTTCATAGTGGCTCCAACGCGACCGCCTTTTTTAGAGTAAAATTCTTCATTCATATCATAATCACTAAGTCCACGTTTCTTTCTATCAGCCGTAGCTCTATCACCCGCTACCTTAATAGAATCAAAGGCACGTTCCAGCATGTTCATATCTTTACGTCTATTTTTTTCAGAAAGAGCGTACATTTTATCAGCATCAGGAGATGCAAAAGCTTCTGAATATTCATCAACATCTTTTTTAGACAGTGTACCACCGCCCGGAGGAGTACCGCCAATCATATTACCCCCAACAGTAGGGCGTCTAAGGTTAGCTTTAGGTTTAGCTGTAACCGTACTTGTAGGGTTAGCTTTTCTAGAAGAAGGAAAATAACCTTTGTCTTTTGATGGCTTTAACTTGTTGTAAGCATCAGGATTTTCAGCTGGTCTAGCTACTACTTTTAAAACATCACCATATGTAGGTTTATCTGCCACTCTTAAAACATCTGGACTTGTAGGTCTATCTGCTACTTTTAAAACATCAGGATTTTTAGCTCCTTTAGGAAAAGGAAAATAACCTTTGTCTTTTGATGGCTTTAACTTGTTGTAAGCATCAGGATTTTTAGCTAATGTTCCTTTTTTTACAGCCCTTCTAATTGCCTTTTTCCCGAGTCTAGCCATTTTCCTCTCATCACGTAGACGAATTCGTTCAGCTTGTTGAGCAGCCCTCGCTGCTTTTCGTTCTTCTCTCTCACGAACAATTCTGTCTTCATTACTTTCATATTCCAATACCATTTATTTGCTCCTAAGCACTAACATAATTACTCTCCAGCTTTTTCTGTGTAAATAACTTTTTCATCCATAGAGTAATCTACAACTACATTTTCAGGTTTGCCTACAACAGACGGACCCTTACGCGCAGCACCAAAACCCTGACCAGTAGGCTTACCAGTAATAGCATCAAGGTCAGCAGGATAAGCCAGCAAACTGTGCGGCCCTCTTAAATAAGTCTTCTTCATGATTTTCTCCTTCTTCCCTTTGCAGCCATTGCGGCCATTTTCTTAGCACCGTACTTTTTTCTTCCAATGTATGCTGCTAAAGCTTTAGGGTTTCTAGCCCCACGTTTTTTTAAATTAGAAACTGTTTTCTTAAATCGTTTACCAGAACCAAGAGGCGGCTTTTTTTTCTTTCGGCCACCCTTAGTAACTTGCTGTCTAATGCTGGCGCGACTAGTAGCCATCAGTCATAACAAGAAGATACAAAATTATCACCACCAGCAGCTTTTACAACACCGCCATGTTTCTTATATACTATGCCGCCCTTCTTATACTTCATTACTTGACCACCGCCCATTTTTTTGTTCATGGCTTTAGCAGAACCAGCTTCCATCTTAGACATACGATTGCCACGAGCTACTGCACCTTTACCAATAGGAGGAGTAGGCTTGTCTCTTGGCGTTGCATTTTCAGTATTTCTTACCTTACCGCCGCTTTTAGCTTTTTTTACTTTACGTTTAGTTTTAGTTTTACTGTCTAAAACAATAGCTGAGTTATTTTTATCAGTTAAACGACCACCATCTTTAGCTTTTTTTACTTTACGTTTAGTTTTAGTTTTACTGTCTAAAAGAATAGCTGAGTTATTTTTATCAGTTAAACGACCACCGCCTTTAGCTTCTACTTTACCCTTAGTTCTATCTTTGCCAAAATCAACTCCCATAAAGCGAAAGCCTTTACCTTTATTATCTTTATTTTTCTTTTTACTGTTAGTTTTCTTTGTTGTTGGTAGCATTAGCTTGTTCCTTGTATAATTGTGTCGGGTCCGCCAGCAGGACTAGCAGCGATTTCCATATCGTCTTGTCTAGTTCTACGTGCTTGATTACGAAGTGATGTAATTGCGTTATCATACTGTCCCTGCCAAACTGGGAGAGTAGCCCAGTCTTTCATGTACATAGTGGCTTCTAACATACAACCATAGAACAAAGCATTATAGCAATACTCACTGTAATAGTTTGAAACCGTCACACTTGTACCTGTTGCCGAAGCAAGAGCTAAAGGCCGTGACGCTGTTTGAACAATACCTGACAAAGTTGATGTAGGTGTTGGTACGATGTAAATTGATCCATTCGTTTTCCGTGAATAGTAACGGGGAGTTCCTGTAGATGTAGCAATAGGCCAGTAGTCTGTAGCATACTCATAAGTTCTTAGTAACAAGTTTACCTTTGAAGAGGCTGGAACTCCAGTTACACTGACACTTGTGGTGTAATTTACATTACGAACAATACGCACTCGATCATTAAGTGCAATACTGGCATTAGTCGCTACATATGAAATAGCGGTATACTCATCTAAACCAACATCGTCTAAATCTTTAGTAAGACGTAGTTCTGTTTTTTCAATCAACTTAGGAATTTGATCCGCAAACTCAGTCGAATCATTCTCAGTTGTATTAATAATGTCAGTCTTCAGATAAGAATAAGAAGGCATATCAGCCTACAGATAA